TGGCCGGTTAAGATAACGCATAGGGTTAATGATTACGCTGATTCTATTGGACGAACATACGAAGCACAAATAGAGATGACAGTAAAAGATTTTGATTATCTAATTGAGTATCAAGGCAAACAAGCCGCGATGCAACAAATAACCCACTTACTGCCCGAAATGCACTAAGCGAAGAACTAAGAAACATCAAACTATCTATTGAAGTTGACAGGTGGGATATTAACGGCAAAATAATAAGACCAAATACCATTATTACGGTTCTGAATGAAGATTTATACTTGTACAAGCGCACTAATTTCTTTGTCGAAAGCGTAACATTTAGCGGTGATAATGAAGTCGAGTATGCTACATTAAATTGCGTATTACCTGAATGCTATAACAACCAAACCCCGAAAAATGTTTTTAACTAAAGTAGATAGCACAACGGTAAAAGATGAACTTCGGGAGGTAAAAGTTTTGCGTATGGGCGATAAAGACGTTCAAACAGCAAATGAAATTGCGCCTTTCGGGATTGACAGTAACCCGTTAAAAGATATGGTTGCTGTATATGGTGAAACGTCCAACAATGGAGATACAGTTATTGTAGGGTACATTAATAAAAACAGATTGGCAGCGGTTGGGGAAACTAGGATATACAGCACAGACGAAAGCGGCGCAGAAAAAATATATATCCATCTAAAGAACGATGGAACAATGGAAATAGGCGGGGCTACAGATTGGATGGTAAGATATTCGGCTTTAGAAACGGCGTTCAATGACTTAAAAGGAACGGTGAACGATTTAGTAGACACTTTTAATAACCATACACACACATACATTCCCGGAACATTATCGCCAATTCCATCAGCAGCAACATTAACGACAGCAACACCATCTTCAGCGGACATTTCCCCTGCAAAGATTGATGAAATTAAAACTTTATAATTAAATCGTAGTAATTTTTACTACACAAAATAAACTTTATGACACCAGTAATATATGAAAGTGCTGATATTTTTATTTTAAGCGCAACGACATTAGAAGAAAAGATTGCAAAGGTCGGGTTAGTTATAAACGCATTGTTAGATATGTCTATAACGGCAGCGGCAAAAGGCAATCAGGCAGAATACAATGTAGATGATGGGCAAACAAAGCTTAAAATGGTTTACAGAAATGTTACCGACATCACAGCAGCAGTTATGGCATATCAGTTAATTCAGGATAGATTGATTGCACAATTAAATAACCAACGTACAGGGCGTGTAAAAAGGCTTGTTGACGTTTCAAACTTTGTAGGATAATGAGAATAGAAATAGGCAAATTCGTATTTGATACGTCCGCTAAAAAAGAAGAACCCAAAAAAGAAGCGTTTGTAAACTCAAATGCTATCCCTTACAATTCCTTTACGGTCAGTTATGATGGGGAAAAGAATTTGGGCGAAATGGGAGCTATCAAGAATTACCTGATAGACCATCAAAGTTTACGGGCAAGAAGCTGGCAGCTATACCTTGAAAGCGAGGTGTGCCAAATGGTTTTCCGCAGATATTCAAAATGGGTAATTGGCAGCGGCTTGAAATTGCAATCAGAGCCGCAAAACAAAGTCCTATTAACCGAAAAGATACCTGCGTTAAACTCCGAAGAATTTAATAAGAAGATTGAGGCAAGATGGAAAGTATATTCTAACTCAAAGATGGGCGATTATAGCAATACCCAATCATTAAATATGATAGCGAAAGAAGCGCACATGAACGCTATTGTAGCGGGCGACTGTCTTGTGGTATTGCGTTATATTGATGGGGTTGTAAAAACTCAATTAATTGATGGGGCGCACGTCAAAAGTCCTATTAATCTGCGAATAGTCGACAATGATTATATCACAGCAAGCGGCAACAGGGTTCGTCACGGCGTAGAAATTGACGCAAGGGGCAAACACATTGCGTATTATGTACAAAAGAACGGCTATCAATTTGAACGCATCGAAGCAGCAGGTAAAAAAAGCGGCGTTTTACAGGCGTTTCTTGTTTACGGCTTAGAATATCGCATCGACAATATCCGAGGCATCCCTTTGATTAGTTCGGTAATGGAATCTGCAAAGAAACTTGACCGATACAAAGAAGCTACAGTTGGCAGCGCAGAAGAACGCCAAAAAATACCTTACGCTATTGAGCATACCAACGATAGTTCAGGCGAAAGCCCTTTAATGGAACGTGCAGCCAAAGCAAACGGGCTAATGAATGTCAATACAGGATTAGCTACAACAGGCGATGGTAAAGTGTTAGCTGATAATATGGCTGTTACCACAAATAAGATGGTGTTTAATATGCCTATCGGGGCTTCATTAAAATCATTGGAAAGCAAAAACGAACTTTACTTTGCCGAATTTTACAACACGGTATTAGGTTTGATTTGTGCGGTTGTTGGCATCCCGCCCGAAGTAGCATTGAGCAAATACGATTCAAACTTTAGCGCATCCCGTGCAGCCCTGAAAGATTGGGAGCATACCTTATTAGTAGAACGTAAAGAATTTGCAGATCAGTTTTACCAGCCTGTTTATAACTTTTGGCTCGAAACTGAAATACTTACAAACAAAGTTCAGGCAGTTGGCTATTTGGCATCATTAGCCAATAAAAATCAAATGGCAATTGAGGCTTACCGCAATGCAAGATGGGTAGGGGCAAATGTTCCACACATTGACCCGCTGAAAGAAGTAAATGCAGAGCGTGCAAAACTAGGTACAGCAGGGGCGCACTTACCGCTTACAACTTTAGAAGCTGCAACAGAGGCTTTGAACGGTGGCGAAAGTTCGAGCAATTTAGAGCAGTACGCACTAGAATTAGAATCAGCAGAAGTGAACAATATCCCTATAGAACAAAAGTACAGCACCCCACAGGAAACACAGCAATAACAAAAAGGACACAAAATAAGATACCCCCCTACTTTGGGGGGTATTTTTGTTTTATGGCAAAAGAAATTCTTTTATACAGCTACCTATATGATTTCACAGTTGCTGAAATTATAAAGGAAATTGAGGCTGCAAAAGGGCAAGACATTAAACTGCGCATCAATACTGGTGGCGGCGATGTTTTGGATTCTTACGGCTTGGTAGCAAAATTAAAAGAGTTAGAAAATGAGCCTGAATTAATGGTAGATGGTAAAGCATCTTCTATGGGGGCTTTCCTTTTATGCTACTTTAAAAATGTTTCAGCACTTGACATTTCAGAAATGACTTTCCACCGTGCGGCATTCCCTTCTTATATCGAAAGCAATCCACAATATTTTACACCCGAAGCGCAGGCAAGTTTGAAAAAAACAAACGATGATTTGCGGGCAGCTATGGAGGGCAAAGTAAGGGCGAACGATTGGCAGCGTGTAACAGGCACTACAATTGATGATTTGTTTTCAACAAGCCAAAGAATAGACGTTACAATTAACGCAGCGCAGGCATTAGAGTTAGGGCTTATTCAAAACGTAGTAAAAATTACTCCAGAGAAAAAAGCTGAAATCGAAGGCAATGTTTTTGCAATCGCAGCAATGAGCGCAGGAATTGAAAAGCCTGAAATAAAAGAAGCAAACAATTCACAACAAATAAAAATAGCTATGACTATCGAAAAATTGAAAGCCGAACACCCTGACGTATATGCAGCGGCTATAAACGAAGGTGTATTGCAGGAGCGTGACCGCTGCGGGGCTTTCTTAACATTCGTTGATGTGGATGCAGAAGCAGTTGCAACGGGAATTAAAAGCGGGGCTTCAATGACAGCTACTCAAATGGCAGAATTGACCCGTAAATCTTTCAATAATCAAGCGATTGCTGCTATTAAAGAAGATGCTCCAAAAGACGTTCCAACCGATGAAGGCAAGCCCGAAGTAACGGCAGAAGCTGCGAAACTGGACGCATTCAAGGCCGAAGTTTTAAGCCAGTTCAACAAAAATTAATCACACATAAAATCATTTAGAAAATGTCAGCACAACTTTTCCAAAATTACGACACTTCAAAAATCTTTATCGGGAATAACCGATATGCGACGGCCTCCTATACAAACGGAACAGGATCTGAAGTGACGCTTGCCGCAGGCACTTTGATGGGCCGGGTTTATTCTTCTAACAAGGTTTATCCTACAGTTTCGACCGCAGTTACCGGAAGTGAGCAGCCAATTGGGGTTCTCGCTGATACTTACGTCGTGTCAAATGGCGCTACAGTAACGGTATGTTATTGCATCGCAGGGGATGTAGCAAGTGAAAAAATCGTCTTTGGCGGTTCAGACACCATTGCAACAGTTGTAACCCGCACCTACACAGACAGCGGTACAGATACTGTTGCTGTAGCGTGGGGAACGATTGGCGATTTGCTTTTGCGTAATTCTCAAATCATCCTTGTTGCAGGTACTGAATTAACTGGTTACGATAACGCATAATCTCATTTAAAAACATTGTAGTAAAAATTACTACTCAAAGAAAAAACTATAAAAATGGCAGCAATTCCAAGTAATCAGGCAAGGGGTTTATTTACCCAAATGGTCGTTGACCTATACCGTGAACGCCCAGTAGTACAATCATTCCTTCGCTCTTTCTTTGCAAATAAAGAAGAAAGCACGAAATACATTTCAATCGAAGTTCAACGTGGCACAGAAAAAGTGGCAGTTGATGTACTTCGTGGCACAGAAGGTAACCGTAACATGTTTAGCCGTTCAACTGAAAAGATTTTTGAACCGCCTTTGTTCCGTGAGTTCTTTGACGCTACCCAATTGGATTTATACGACCGTTTGTTCGGCTCTACTTCAATTGACAGCGGCGTATTCGGTCGTTTTATGGAGCAGGTAGTTGAAAAACTAGGCTTGCTGCAAGACAAAATTGAGCGTGCTTATGAGCTGCAATGCTCACAAGTTCTTGAAACAGGTATCGTGACCGTTGCGCAGGGTACAAACATCGACTTTAAACGTAAAGCCGCTTCTTTAGTTGATAAAACAGCGGGCAACTATTGGGCTACTGGCACAATTGACCCTTACGCTGATATGGCAGCAGGTTGTGATTTCCTTCGTCAAGTGGGCAAATCACAAGGCGGTACTTATAACGCTATTATGGGCGGTCAGGCTTTGTCTGATTTTCTGAATAACACAATTGTAAAGGCTCGTGCTGACGTAAGAAACTTCTTTTTAGATGCTGTTCGTGCGCCACAACGCAATGCAGTAGGTGCAGCTTTGCACGGTCAGGTAACCTGTGGTTCTTACAATGTAAACCTTTGGACGTATCCTGAATTTTACGATAACAGTTCAAGTGTTTCTACTCCGTATGTAAACCCTAAAAAAGTTATCATCCTGCCTGAAGCTCCAAAATTCACAATGGCTTTTGCAGCAGTTCCACAATTGGTAGACGAAGCAAATCCAATGCCAACAAAAGGAGCTTTCAGAATTAGCGATTTCCGTGACGAGCGCAAATCTACACACGAATACGACATTCAAAGCGCAGGGGCAACTTATTGGATTTGGCGGTAACAGGGCAACAGATACGGCTTATGCAGCACGTTCAATGCGTGTAGATAGTGTGGTAAGGTTCGGGCGTTATTCCACAGCGGACAGCAATAAAGTTTTAGGCTTAGATGCTATTGGTAGGCTTGTATTGCGCACAAAAGCAAACGGAACATCATTTGATACTTCTACATTAAACCTGACCGCTCGTTTTGCAGAGAAAGCTTACGAACAAACAATGCAAGACAGCTTAACGGCTGCAAGGAATAGGAATGTGAAGTACAGCGATACGGCAGCAATGCTAGTGCCTTATTCACTTAAAACAACAGTAGTAAAGTATTCCGATACGGCAGGAATGTTAGCTAATTATCAAAGGTCAGCAACAGCGGTAAAATATGGGGATACGGCAGCTATTGTGGCGGGCTATTTGCGCAAAAGTGATACTGCTTCAATGTTGGCTAATTATCTTCGTAAAGTAGATACTACAGGTAAATTCCTTACAAGTGTAGTAAAGCGAAATGACAGCTTCTTTTATGTAAAGGCTGGGGCTTATGTTTATTTTGGTAAGGATAGTTCAGGCGGGGCAGGAACAGGTGTAACTTATCTATGGAGTTCAAAAATTACTGACCATTTCGAAGCGGCAAAGATAACAGGTGTTAGCGATGGCGCAGCGGTTGGAACGTGGACAAATACAGGGCAAGGAACAAAAACAAACCTTGTAGCGGATGGGACAAGCCCGAATTACATATCTAATTACAGGGGTATGCCTGCCGTTCGTTTTGTGCGGGCTTCGAGTACATCAATGACTTTTACAAATCAGGCGTTTAAACAATGTGTTGTCGTTTGTAATAATGTGGATGGTGCGACCTTTGCAGATTATGAGGGGTTGATGGGTAACCCCGTATCGGGTGCAGATTGGCTTTGGTATGCAGATGCAGCAGGCGCAGCTACAGGAATGCAGCAAGCAGGAGGCGACAAGTTAATGACACAGGGCTTTGAAACGTCAACTAATTCATTTGCCCCGCTATCTCAAACAAAGATTACCACATTTACATCTTCTGCGGGCATCAGTTCAAGAACTACAAGAGTAGGGGCATTTTGGAATTTAGCAGGGCGCTATTGGAATGGCTATATTCAGGAAATAATTTTCTTTTCAGAGCTTCTTACCAAAGAAGAATATGTCGCCTTACATCAGTATTTAACTGCGAAGTATGCAGTATTTAAGCCTGTACAATTATTTGTGGATGGCAATAGTTTGTTTTCAGGTGGATATACTGGAGTTACGACAGCACAGGGCGCAGGCAATCGGATAATATTAAAAGCGGATACTGTAACAGGTTCGCACGTTTATTCTTATAATGCTGCGGTTGGGGGTACAGTTACAGACCAAAACGATTTCAATGCGGCACAGGTCACAGGTATAGACTACAGGCAAAACTATCAGCCTTTATTCGGGCGACAAATAGACATTCTATATTCTTTTACAAATCAGGATTTCGGAACTGGAGATGGGGCTTTATATCTTGCAGACGTACAAGATTACATCAATAATAGAGTAGCCGTCAATCCAAATATTGAGGTATGGATACCTACTGCGCTTTCCTGTGATACGTCAATTTATGATGAAAGTGAAAGACAAATAGTAAATGCATATTTACGAAATAAGAAGCCAACAAAAAACTATAAGGTCGCAAACGTTACCAATTCGACATTTGATGCTACAGGTGCATATTTAAATAGTGCGGTATTTGGTGACGGGATTCACTTAACGGCACACTATGCTGACCTGTGGGCAGACGAAATCCTAAAACAAGTATTCCACTACTATGCACAAGACTAATCATTTTCATCAAAATCATTTAAAGAAAGAATCGATGTACAAACAATCATTCCCAATCCCTACCAATAACATCTTAATCAATGAAATAGGGAATCAGTACTATCAGAATATCCCTGTTTCACAATTGGGAGGGTATAGCTTATTTCAGGATGAAGACGGTAATTGGTGGTTGGATAACGACACCACATTTCAGCAAGCACCTGACCCTGTAGAATTGGATTATATTATTGTTGGGCTTACGCTTATTGAGGTTACAGTAAGTATCAATTTTCGCCCTAATGAACGCCCTAGAATTGATTAATGGAGAATAGGACTAAATATGCGCTATGGCTTGGGTTCTTTGGCTTTTGCCTTGTGCCGTTTGGGGAATTTGTTTATACAATTTCTGCTAAATGGATACAGTCATTCATTGAAGTAGCGCATAACCTTTATTATAATCTTTCTGCGGGGAATTTAGTAATTATTGCTTTGGTATTTTACAAGCTATCCTATAAAGATAAACTACTGCAAAGATTATTCGAAGCTGGCATTTTTTACGCTATTGCCAAATTCGGAAATGAACTAACATCGAGAGCTACAAGCTTCGACAATAAAGAAATCTGGTATTGGTCAGTACTGGCATTATACACCCTATACAGAGTTATCACCATTAAAAAAAAGTGAATCATTTTTTAAAAGACATACTAGAATTTTTCAAGATAGACGATGACGTTATACGTTGGTTCGTTTATGGTGGCACAGCAGGCGTTGTGACAGGCATTGCTGACGAGAAAAGAAAAACAATGTACCAATTCTTAGGAATGGCATTTGTAGGGGCTACAGTATCCGCTTTTTTCACTCCAGCAGTAATTGATTATTGGCAAATAGAGAATGAAAAGTATAAAATGGTTGTATGCTTTGCCATTGGTTTAAGTTCAATGGTACTGGTAGCAAAGTTGCTTAGGATTGTGCGGAAATCAAAATTGAAAGTCGGCAATATTGAAATAACCGAAAAGGAGGAAGGCGATGATACAGATATTTAATTCGGCGTATTATTTGGCTATGCTTTTCGCTATTATGTATTTATTCAGTAGCGGACGGGATTATATGATTGAAGCGGCAAAGAGCGCAGGGAGAACGCATTTAGAAGATAAAATATTAATGGCGTTTATGGCTTCTTTGGCTTTGATAGGTGCTGCTTATCCTCATTTAAGCAATGGCTTTACAATGCTTTTTTTACTGCCACTTTGGATTCATTTATTAAGGATTGCATATCTATCATATAAAAATAAACACAAAAACAATGGCTAAGAAACTAAAACGCTGGTATCACAGCAAAACAATCTTAACAAATATCGCAGGTGCATTGCTTGGCATTATCCCTGTATTAGATATTAATTTCCTTACCCTTATCGGAGTAAGTGACCCTGCAAGATATTACGGTGTTTTAGGTGGTATCGCAGCCATTTTAAATATCCTTTACCGCACTCAATCTGATACCCCAACGCCTCCAATTAAGACAAAGGCAAGAACCCAAAAACTAGACTAATATGGAATATGAATTTTGGAGTGAATCAGGTGC